GTGCCGCGTGCGGAGATGCCCCAGTTGTCGGGCATCCCCGAGGAGGGTAGCAAGGCGGACAAGTTGGCTCGCATTGACGAGGAAGGCAATGTGGACATCTCTAAGGGTCTGATTGAGAGGTTGGCGAAGGCTGGTGTGGAGACGAAGGAGATGGAGGTTCCCGCTTCACAGTTGAAGGCGTCGCAGAGCGAGTTGAAAGGTAAGACGGTGTCGTTCTTTTTGACTCCAAAAGGGCAGAAGATTTTGGATGATGATTCGGCGGTCATCTATGTTTCGCGTGACGGCTATGTGATTGACGGTCATCATCGTTGGGCGGGCAAAGTGTTCCAAGACTTGAAGGACGGAAAGACAGGCGATGTCAAGATGAGGGTAAAGGTGATTGACATGCCCATCATGGAGGTGCTACAAGCCGCACTTGACTACAGTGACGAAATGGGTATCAAGAGGAAGAAAGGATAATGGTCTGATGCGTTTGGCTGACGAGATGCTCCTTGCTCAGATTCGGGAACGGTTGTTGAGCCACATCCCCGATGACCAGTGGAAGTTGGTTGAGCAGGAGGTGGACAAGGCTGGTGGCGTGCGCGAGGTCGGCGGATACACGGGCGTCTTGTTGACCGATGCGATGAGCAAAGCCTCTTTTGGTGGCGACCGTAGCGCGGCAGGCAGGTACGCGGCGGAACAGCGTTGGAAAGGTCATCAGAAAGGTGGCACCAATCCGCAGAGCAGTAAGCGTCCAACAATGGAACAACGCCGAAGCCAAGCCGCACGGTCAAATCGGAAGAAAAATAAAGAAAACATGGCGAGAATACAGGAAGAGCGTGGGCTGAACCGTTTTGGTGAGCCGCGTAAGCGCGGCAAAGACATAGATGACTTGTCTGCCGCTGACCAAAAGGAGTATGCGGACAGGATGAGTGCCGCTCGGACAAGTGAAGAGCGTCGGGCGATTGCACAAGAGTTCAAGGACCGAGCCAAGTATCCTGGCGTCACCACAGTCGTTTCCGATGCGACATTCGCCAATCTTCCCAAGTTACCAGAACGCACTCCAGAACAACAGGCTCGGATTGAGGCAAATGTGCGGGCGATACTGGCGGAAAGAGACCAGAAGCGTGAAAGGGAAGCAGGCGCGTTGCGCGGTCTGAAGGACACGCCAACCTACAAGTTGAATGTTGAGACGAGCAAGGCTGAAATGAAACGCGGTGATGATGGTGTGGCTCGTTTCCGCGGTTCTGACTTGAAGGCTTTACGCGAAAAACTAAAAACAGAAGAGGATGTGCTTGAGGGGTTTGAGAGCGGAAAAATACGCTCGCGTCAGATTTTCGGTGGCGGTCCGCTTAGTAGGAACAACACGGAGACGCGGGCAATCTTGCAGGCGCGTGTCGCGAGCGCGAGGGCTAATGTGCAGGCAATGGAGGAGTTTGAGGACGAAACTTCCCCAGGGTATCTCTCTTCGTAAAATCGTCGCAACTTATTTTTTGTAAAAGTTTTGAGCCAAGCGTGGCAAGGGTTTTATTTTTGCTAAGCGCCGTTTTCGGTGCTGTTGACCGTTTTGTGGTACAGGCATCCGCTAGACTGTGATTGTGGAGGAAGGAGACCACATGACATTCAACCGAGGAGACACCGTCTACTGGAGCAAGGAACCGAAAGGCAGATTCGTGTTCTTGGGCGTCAACCGCGACGGTTCGTATCACATCGTCGGCGGCGAGACTGGATACTCCAGCGGACGCAACGCCCTGCCCGAGCATGTCTCGGTCGTCCCCTTTGAGGGCACCGACCAACTGCTGTTCTATGCGAAGCAAGAAGAGCACTTCGCCAAAGAGGTGACGGTGGCGATGCTCGCCGAACAGTTCACCCTGCCGACCTCAACGGTGAGCAGGTTCTTCCGAGAGAACCCGCATCTGTTCCGCAAGACAGGGCACGGTAAGTATGAGGTTCGCGGGCACGCGGACGAGGCGCGGGCGGTTGCGGAGCGTGGGAAGATGGCAACCCAAAGGCGCGTAAAGAAGGTGCGGGCTTAGCGCCTGCTGTATCATCGCTCGCATGTCCAGCGGGCTGTACTTCGTGCTTGGTTCAACCGTCTCGGTGTTGACGGTGTTCGTCGTGCTCGGGGTGTTGTTGTATTTGCGTCATCGCAGTGAGCAACGGTTCAATCGGGCGATGGTGGTCATGGAACAGATGACCGAGAATGAGGAAGCCAAGGATTTGTTGAGCATGACGAGTTCGGTGTCTTACGGTTTGTTGTTGCGCCAAGCCATCTTGGAGCGATGCGAAGGTGTGGAGGATGACGATGAGCGGTTGTCTCTCGTGGATGATTTGGTGGAGATTGCGGAGGCGTATGGTGACGGGTTGGTGAGGCGTTCCAAATCCAGCCACTACTAAACCGCCCTTGACGGTACGGCTGATGCGACTGCTGTTCTACACTCACATCTGTCCAGATTCGGAGCAACCAGTTGAGCAAGAAACAGCGAAAAATGGTGGCACTGAAAGTTCTTGAGACGAGCGGTGTAGACCACCCCGCCCATCTTGACGAAGGATGGATAGTAATGAAGAACGCAGGAACCACAACGGAGGCAACCGTGTCAGAGAACACCGAGACCACAGCCCAAGAGATGGAGCCAACGCTGGAAGAGGCGTACATTGACCGCATCGTTGAGTTGGAGAAGTCGCTTGCGGCTTCCGAGAAACTCGTCGCCGAAATGACCGAGCAGACGGAAAAGGCGAAGAAGAAGATGCCCGACTTCATCCAAGAGAAGATGGATGCCGCCAAAGAGGAGGAGGAAGAGGAAGAGGAAGAGGACGAGGAAATGACCTACAAGGCTCTCGTCAAGTCGCTCCCCGAGCCTGTCCGCGAGATGTTGAAGAAGGCAGAAGATGCCGCCGCAAAGGCAACCGAGGAACTCCGCAAGGAACGCGATTCCCGTCGCGACGAAGAGTTCGTCAAGAAAGCCGCAGGCTGGTCGCACCTGACCGTCAATGCCCAAGAGTTCGGTCCCGCGCTCCGTCGCCTGACCGACACCGACGCCACGCTCGCCGAGCAGGTGGAGAAGGTTCTGGAGGCTGTCAACGCGCAAGCCGAAAGCGCCGCAATCTTTACCGAAATCGGTCGCGGTAGTCGCCCCGACGAGGGCAGTGCCTACGCGAAGGTGCAGGCACTTGCCAAAGCCGCCCACACGGCGGGCGAGTTCGCCACCGTTGAACAGGCGGTTGCGGGAATCATCCACAAGAATCCAGACCTCTATGCGGCTTACCGCAACGAGCAATAACCAAGGAGCACACTCATGGCATACGAAGTAGCGGGCTACGCCCTACGAATCACACTCCCAGCGGGAGCGGACCTGTCGGCGAAGCAGTATTTCTTCGTCAAGGTCAACTCATCGGGGCAGGCGGTGCTCTGCTCAGCACTGACAGACAAGCCGATTGGAGTCCTCCAGAACAATCCCGAGAGCGGCGAAGAAGCGGCAATCGTGGTCGTTGGTGGCACCAAGGTCATTGCCTCGGCTTCGTTGGATGAGGGAACCCTCATCGGCACGACCGCCGCGGGCAAGGCTGGCGCAAAGACCCCAGGAACCGACACCACGAACTTCGTGGTCGGAACCGTAATCCTCGCGGCTGGTGCAGACAACGAAGTGCTCACGGCAGTCGTCAACTGCGCCAACCCGCACCGAGCCGCCTAACTAGAAATCTCACAACAGGAGAACAACCATGCCACAGCCAACATCCTCACAAGTCCATGTTGATGCGATTCTGACGAACATCAGCGTCGCCTACATGCAGATGCAAGAGAACTTCATCGCGAGCCGCGTGTTCCCGATTGTTCCCGTCTCCAAGCAATCCGACAAGTTCTTCACCTACACGAAGAATGACTGGTTCCGCGACGAGGCACAGCGTCGCGCCGATGCGACCGAGTCGGCGGGCGGCGGCTACGGGCTGTCAACCGATTCGTACCAGTGTGATGTGTTCGCCTTCCACAAGGACATCGGCGACCAGACTCGCGCCAACGCGGACGCACCGATTCAGGTTGACCGCGAAGCCGCAGAGTTCGTCACTGGGCGCCTCATGTTGAAGATGGAGACGCAGTTTGTCTCCTCGTTCTTCACAACGGGCGTTTGGGCTACGGATGACACACCCACCAACCTTTGGAGTGACTACACCAACTCCGACCCGCTCAACGATGTTGAGGAGGGCAAGGCGGAAATCCTCTCAACCACGGGCTACGAGCCGAACACTCTCGTCCTCGGCTACGAGGTATTCCGTCAACTGAAGAATCACCCCGACTTGGTGGACCGCATCAAGTACACATCGGCGCAGACATTGACCGCAGAGTTGATGGCGAGCCTGTTTGACATCCCGCGTGTCATGGTGGCGAAGGCTGTCAAGGCGACGAACAACGAAGGTGGCACCCAAGCCTACGACTTCACCCACGGCAAGAACGCCCTCCTGACCTACTCGGCTCCCTCGGCTGGGCTTCTCCAGCCCTCGGGCGGCTATGTGATGTCGTGGACTGGCGTGTCGCAAGGTCTCGGCGCCACTGTCGGCACCAGCCGCATCCGCATGGAGCAGTTCAAGGCTGACCGCATTGAAGCCGAAATCTCGTTTGACATGAAAGTCATCGGCGCGGACCTCGGCTACTTCTTCAGCAACTGCGTTGCCTAGTAGGAGACTCAGATAAAAGCACCTCGGTTCAAGTGACCGTTGTGTCCCTGAAAACGGAGGAAACATGGCATACAGAGTGACCAAGCCAATCCCGAAGGGTGACGGCACGGTGATTGCAACTGGGTCGTTGGTGGATGCCGCAAACTGGCGCAATCTTCGTTCGCTCATCAGTGGGCGTTATCTGGTTGAGGTGGTTGATGCGACCGTCCCGTCACCGCGACCCGTCGCTGAGCGCGTCGCCGAGCAGGCAGAGGTTGTCGTTGTGGAGGAGGACAATACGCGCAAGACTCGCAAGAGCCGCAAGCGCAACGATGCCGAGGAGTAAGCCGTGACTTGGTCGTACTCTGGTAATCCCTCCAACTCGTCCAACGACAAAGTTCGTTTTCTGTGTGGCGACACCGATACGAACAATCAGCAGGTTTCCAACGAGGAGATTGCCTTCTTGTTGACGGAGTGGAACTCGGACTGCTACCTGTCGGCGGCGTTCGCGTGCGATGCGATTAGTGGCAAGTACTCCGCAAAGGCTGACCTTTCGCGTTCGGTCGGGGATTTGTCTATCTCCAGTCAGTACGGGGCGCAGGCGAAAACTTTTATGGAGCGTGCGGCATCGTTGCGGGTGTTGGCTGTTCGTGCGGCGCCACCATCGGTCAACTTTGACACCGACACTTTTGACGGCGAGTTTGATTTCTATGTTGGGATGGATGAGAACCTTGGTACCTCAACAACGACGCCTCCGCTTAGTCCGTTGACGGGATGAGCCGTGACAATAGAAGCCGCATTTTTGGATTTGATGCCGTCTACGGTCACGATTTTTGGCAAGACCGCCACTGACGCCTACGGCAAACTTTCGTTTTCTGATTCGGGTACGGCGGTGAAGTGCCGCATCCAACCATCGGATGATGTCGTCAAAACGATGGACAATCGCACCGTTGTCAGCCGAGGCACCATCATTTTCTACGGTACGCCGACGATTACCACCGATTCCAAAATCTTGTTACCTGACAACACGATTCCGTTGATACTGACGGTGCAGGTACACAATGATGACACTGGAACCCACCACACAACGGTCACATACTCGTGAGCAAAAAGTTGATGCACATTGAGGTGACGGGATTGCGCGATGTTGCGGCAATCCTCCACGCGGGGGACAAGAAGGTGCTTGATGCGACCAAGGAAGCCCTGTATGCGGAAGCCCAAGTGATTCTCGCGGAGTCCAAACGACAGGTGCCGTTCAGGTACGGAGTCCTCTCGGGTTCGGGGATGGTGCATGAGCCGTATCAGGTTGGGAAGAAAGCGGCGGTGGAGATTTCCTACGGTGGGGGCGCCGTTGATTACGCATGGGTACAGCACGAAAATCTGAAGTTCCGCCACGCCCCAGGACGGAAAGCGAAGTATCTTGAGGACCCTGTTGCGGATGCTCGCGACCGTCTTGGGCAACGCATCAAGTTGCTCGTCGGGCACATTCTGCGCCGTAGCGGTGCCGTCCCACCGTGGCTGGATTCTGACTACAGCGAGAACGAGGAGAGCGACTGATGGCGATTCTTGATGCGTTGGGCACTTACCTCCAAACACAAGGGGAAGGCACCTTGGCGACCAACATCTTCCTTGCGCGTATGCCGTCTGACCCCGATGCGTGTGTCACGCTGTACGAGGACTCTGGCGTCGGTCCCGACTACACCTTCGGCGATGGTGTGAAGGCGATTGACCACCAGCGGATTCGGGTGTATTGCAGGGCGGCTCGCAACGATTATCCCACGGCGAGAACGAAAGCCGAGGATGTGCGCGATGTGCTCGGCGCAATCCGCAACACGACGCTGTCGGGTGTGGCAATCCTTTGCGTTCTGTCCACCTCGGAGTTGTATCCTTTGCAACGCGACCAAGATGACAGGGCGCTGGTTGGTTGTGACTTTACGGTGTGGTTGCCGTGAGCGAGAAAGCCCCCGACCCGTATGGGCGGGCGCAGAAAACGGATGAGGCGCCTCGCTGTTGGCGGTGCAAGAAGATGTTGGCGGTGTCGGTGACTCGTCCGTGGACCATTATTTGCCCACGCTGTAAGGCTCGCAACGCCGCATAACCCCCCTGTTTTCGGGTGCTTGCCATGCGACCAAGATTTCGGTAGGGTGAAACCTGTCAACGGGAGGAGGATTCGTGACAGGGTTGATGACATTCCTAAAGGTGGCTTACGGTTTCCTGCTGGTGTTCTCGCCAGTGTGGTTGGCTGTATTCGTGGGGTGGGTTATCGGAGATTCCAAAGATGACTGAGTTTTGGTTCGCTGTCGGATTCGCCCTTCTCGCGGGGCTTGTCGCCGTCATGTCTGTGGGGAAGAAGCGGTGATGTCGTTACGCCGTTTCATCGGCGTGGTCGCGGTCGGGGTGGCGGTCGGGATGGTCGCCAACTGGGTTGTTTTGCCCCCCAAGGTGTCCGCCCCTGCCGCCGCCACGAGCACTACCGTCTCGGTGCCCTCTACGCTACCGATTCGGACCACCACGACCACCACGACCACCACGACCACCACCACGGTCGTTGCCATCCGACGCGATACCAGCGGATGGCGGTGCCCCCAATACGAGGAACTGTTCGCCTCCTACGGACTCGTCCCCGTAGAGACTTTCTCCTACATCGCCTACCGCGAAAGCCGATGTCGCAGGAAAGCGGTCAACGCCAAGTGGGATGCGAACGGAAACATGGTGTGGGCGCTCAACAAGAACGGCTCCTTTGATTCGGGGTTGTTGCAAATCAACTCAAGTTGGCGGACGGTGACGAGACAGATTTGTGGCGGGGGGATTGAACTGTTGACGGAGTTGGATTGCAACCTTCGGGTCGCCAAGTATTTGTTGGATAACGGCGGATTGGGGCACTGGGGAATCAAAGACTAGACCCCTGTTGAGGGTTCAGCGGGTGTGTGTCGGTTGTAATCTCGGCGATGTCATCGTGTCCTCGTGACCTCGGCATCGCCCATCGTGCCCTCGTGGTCGGGTGAGAGTCGGGGATGCGAGCACGCCCGAGACACTCAGGAGCGACATGCCGAAGTACAAGGTTCTACAAGGGATTGACTACCCGCCCAACAAGCGTGCGGAGGTCGGCGATGTCGTTGAGGATTTGCCTCCCCGTTCAATCAAATGGTTGCGGGAACAGGCAATCATTGAACCCGTTGACCCCAAGACGAAAGACCCTGAGCCACAACCTGAGCCAGTGGTCGTTGATGCGATTGCAAAGGATGACAAGTAATGGCTTTCATTCACGGCAAAAATGCGGCGATTATCCACGGCGTTCACCCGTTGACGGCGTTCCTCAACGATGGCTCTGTGTCTCAGGATGTTGAGACGGCTGAGACGACCGTTTTCGGTTCCTCGGCGAAGTCCTACATCACGGGTTTGCGTGACGCGACCGTGTCGGCGTCTGGAATGTTTGACGGCGCCGCATTGGCGGTGGATGTCGCGTTGAGCGCCTCGCTCGGCTCCGACTCGCTCGCCCCCGTCCTGTTCGCACAGTCGGGCATCACGGCGGGCAACACCGCCTACATCATGCTCGCCAAGACCACTTCGTATGAGGTTTCAGCCCCAGTGGGTGATGTGGTCACGGTTTCGTATGACGCGCAGGCTGACGGCGGTGCCGATGATGCGATTCTTCTCACCGCTCTCGCGGCGGTCACGGCGAGCGCCAACGGCGCCTCCCAAGACAACAGCGCCTCCACCGCAAACGGCGGGGTGGCACAACTGCATGTCACCGCAAACACGATGAACAACAACACCACTTTCAAGGTTCAGCACTCGTCGGACAACACGACCTTTGCCGACCTTGCCACTTTCACGACCGTCGCAACCACGGTCACCACTTCGGAACGGGTCCTCGTCGCAACGGGCACCACCGTCAACCGATACCTGCGAGCCAGTACAACGGCAAGCGGTACAGGCTCAATCACCTTCACAATGGCGTTCGCAAGACGCTAAGGAGAAACAACCATCATGGCATTTGTACACGGTAAGTCAGCGGTTTTCAAGTTGGATAACGCCGCGGGTTCGCTCGTTGATTATTCAACATACTTGGACGACATCGGCTTCCCCCGCGATGTGGAAACCGCCGAGACCACGACATTCGGTGTCGCTGGGTCGGCAAAGACCTACATCACTGGTCTCAGCGATGCGACCATCAGCGTCTCGGGCAAGTTTGACGCCACGGCGGACGCCACCCTGTCGGCAGTCGTCGGGCAGGCGGCAACGCTCACCTTTGAGTACGGTCCCGAGGGTTCGTCGGCTGGCAAAGTCAAGTACACTGGCGAGTGCATCCTCACCTCCTACGAAGTTTCGGCTTCGGTCGGAGATGTGGTGACCGCGTCACTGGATTTCCAAGTGACGGGGCAGATTACCCGAACAACCTTCTAAAAAACCACAACAACATAGGAGAATACCGTGTCCCTTCGTGACCGCATTATTGCAGTAGACGACACCCAACGAGAAATCGTCAAGATTGACGAGTGGGGTGTTGAAGTTGAAATCCGTGGAATGTCGGGGGCGGCTCGCGCCGCTATCTCGCAGGATGCCGCCAACAACAACGGCAACATTGACATGCGAAAGATGATGCCTGAAATCGTCGTCCAGTGTGTCTATGACCCTGAAACGGGTGAACAAGTGTTTGATGGCGCAGACAAGGACATTGTCATGGGCAAGTCGGGAGCCGCCTTGGACAAAATCGTGGCAGTCGCCATGCGATTGTCTGGCTTCGGAGAGAAGGCGGTAGATGAGGCGGGAAAAGGCTCCTAATCAACACCGAGCGCAGGTTCTTGTACGACCTCGCCGAGAAGTTGGGTCGCACCGTACACGAACTGTTGTACGGCAGTGGCGGGCACGCCCCCATCTCGTCTGCGGAAATCGTGGAGTGGGCGGCGTACTACAAGTTGAAGGCGCACGACGCAGAGAAAGCCGCAAAGCGTCGCCGTTAGCAGGTAGCCGTGGCTGACGAACTTGAAGTAAGGGCGAAACTTATCGCCGACGCAGGCGACTTCATTGACCCGATTCATGCGGCGACCGCGTCGTTACAGCACTTCCAGAAGGCGTTACAACCAACCTCCAAGATTCTGACCGTGCTCGGCGTCGCCGCAGGCACGGCGGGCTATGCGATTCTTCGTTACGGCAAAGAATCCTTCCAAGTCGCGGCGAAGGTCTCGGAGTTGAATGTCGCGATTCAGGCGGTCGGCAAGTCCACAGGTATCGGCGCCACCGCTATCAACAACGCCGCCAAAGCAATCCGCAAGAACGGCATTGAGATGGATGCCGCGCAAAACATCGCGCTGAAGTTCGCGCAAAACAACCTTGACCTCTCAAAAGCGGCTGGTGTTGCCCGCGTCGCCCAAGACTTGGCGGTCATCAGCCAAAGGAACTCCACCGACACCGCGGAGTTGTTGACTCGCGCCATCCAAACAGGGTCATCCATCTTGTTGAAGTCTGCTGGTATCTCGCGTTACGCCTCCGAGGGTTACTCAAAGTACGCGAAACAACTCGGCAAGAACGCCACCGAACTCACCGCCACCGAACGCCAACAGGCGACCATCAACCTCATCATGGAGGAAGGTACCCGAGTCGCAGGGTTGTACGAGGCGGCGATGACCGAGCCAGGGAAAGTGTTGCGTTCTTTCGCTCGTCTGCAAAACGACATCAAACTGGAGATGGGTACCGCGTTGCTCCAAGGTTTCGGTCCGATGATAAAAGCGGTCTACGACTTGGTCAACTCGTTCTCTAAGAGCCTCCGCGAGGGCGGTGCGTTTGCCAACATCCTGAAGGGTTTGGGTGTGGCGATGAAGGACTTGTTGCAACCGTTGACGGATTTGATTCGCAGGGGCGCCTTGTTCTTCAAGGATTTGGATTTGGGCAAACAGTCCGTTGACCAGATTGCGGCGTCGTTCAAGAAGTTCATTCCTATTGTGACCGCCGTGGGTGGCGGGTTGGCGGCGTTCGCAGGCAAGAAGTTGCTTGGGAACTTGCCGTTGATTGGCGCGTTCGCAACAAAGTTGAGCGGTCCATTGACCGCAATAGCCCTATTGGCGGCGATGTCGCCAGAGTTGCGGGAGGCTTTGACGAACATCGTCGCCTCGTTGAAACCGATGATTCCAGCAGTGATACTTTTCGCTAAGGCGCTCGCCGACACGATTGCCCAACTAACCGACTTGGGGACGGGCTTGCTTGATGCGTTCGGTCCAGTCATCACAACTGTCTTGGGCGGTTTGGCGTCCGCATTGCAGGTCATCGCGGCGTCTTTGACATACCTCAAACCCCTGTTGATGGTGGTCGGATTGTTGTTGATAAAGAACTTTGTGATGGGTGCACTCTTGGGAAGTCAAAGGGTGATGGCTCTGGTCGCAAGTTTCAAGGCGATGAGTGTCGCGGTGAAAATGGCTATCGCAGAGCAGAAGGCGTACAGTCTCACGGTTTCGCAGGGTGGGGCGGCGATTGGTTCGTTCAGAGCGGCGCTGTTTGCGTTGAGGGCGAGTCTCACCGCCGTAAAAGCCGCGGTCGTCAGCCTGATGACCTCCATGTTGCCGTTGCTCGCGGTCTATGCGGGCATTGAACTCTTCATGGCGTGGCGCAAAGAAACAAAAGCAACGGCGGAACGCACGAGGGATTTGACACAGGCGGTCAAAGACCAAATCTATGCGCTGAAGGGCAACACAACAGAAATCAACGAGTTCGTTCAGGGTCAGCGTGACCTAAAAGGCGCACTTACCTCTGGCTCCGACGCCGCCGACGAACTAGGGACGGCACTCAATGTCATCGGAGCCGATGCGACCTCGGCGTTCAAGGCATTTGACGGCGGCAAGAAAGCCATCTCCAAGTTCAACATAGAGGCGGCGAAGGCTTCAGGACTCAACTTCAACGCAGACCAGTTACAGGCTTTGCTGACTATCGCCGAAAACCAAGGCGGATTCTTCATCAACGACGAACTTACCCGCGACATGGCGGGTTTCAACGACCAACAACTTCAGTTCGTTGAAAGTCTCAAACAAGTCAACGACTTGATGAAACAAACCGACCCAGGCGCCTATGTACTCGGGTTGATAGACACGATGGCTGGTCAGGACAAGTTAGGGAAAAAGGCGAAGGATTACACCTACGCCGAAATGGAAAAGAACGCGGCGTTGGCTGACGGTATTGACAACATGGACGAGGCGCAGATGGTCATGGACATCTTCGCCAACAAGTACAAGAAACTAAACATTGAGGTTTTGGCACAAAAAGCGGCGCAAGAGAAGTTGAAGCCAGCGATTGACAAGCAAAAACTGTCGGTGCTCTCTCTGGTTACCGCCCTCAACGGATTGCGTGATGCGACCGACGACAACATCGTCAAAGCGGAGGCGTTCGCGGACAAGTTCTACGGCGGTCAGGACGACAAGAACAAGAAACTGGCTGAGTTCCAGAAGATTCGCGAGCAGACGACCGAGTTGGCGGAGGGATTGAAAAACACCACAGGCAACACCGACGCCTTCGCCAAGGCGGGCATGACGCTCTACAATCAGTTGAAGGAAAACTCCGCCGCCATCCTCACCCTTGGCGGGAACACCGCCGATGTGGCGAAGTATCAGAAGTCGGCGGTAGCACAGTTCTATGAGGGCGCCAAAGCGGCGGGTTATGAGACGCAACAGGTGGATGCCCTGCTGTATTCGCTGGGCATCCTAGCGGGATTGGACAAAATCACCGTCCAGATAGACGCCGACATAGAGGATTTCAAGCAAAAGATTATGACGGCAACGACAGCGTTGGCGTTGTTCAAGCAAGGAATCGGTGGCGACAATGAGGATGCCCGAAAGGCACAGGCGTTTATCACTCGGATGCAGGGCGCGATAAAGGTGCTTGAAGGCGCCAAGAACGGGGCAATCACTGGCGCGAACGCTTTTGACAAGTTCAACACGAAAACGGATGGGGCGAGCAAGGGGGCGTCAAAGTTGGAGAAGGAGAAGGAGAAACTTCGCAAGAAAATCATGGAGGTTGCGGAGAAGGCGCTCGCGAAGGCTACGGAGCGGATGGAGGAGTACTCCGATGCGATGAAGGGCATGGCGGACGCCGCGAAGAGCGCCATCTACGGTTCGTATTCGTTGACCGACGCTTTCAGTCAAGCGGAAGCCGCCGCGGAGAAGGCGAACGAACCGATAAGACAGATGAAACAGGATTTGGCTGACTACTCCAAGGGTGTTGCGGACAGCGTGCGGGATACGATGTCGTTCAGCAACGCTCTGTCGGGTTACGAACAGATGCAGGACGCCATCCGTCAGGCGAACGAGAACACGGCTGAGGCGCAGGCGAAGGTCAACGAGGAACAGGCGGCTTACGACGCTCTTGTCAGGAAAGCGGAGGCGACGATGGGCAGGAAAGCCCGCCGTGAAGCCTACGAAGAGGCGGCTAAGCAACTGGAGAAAGTGACCGAGGCGCAGAACCAGTTGGCTGATGCGACGGCGAAAGCCAACGAAACACAAAAACAACAGAAGTCAATGATGGACCGTCTGCGCGAGCAGTACAAGAACGCCATCAACTTTTCATCCCAGTTGCAAGAGTTGGTCGCCAAAGGTTTGACGAGGGAGGGTGTTGACCAGTTGTTGGCGATGGGGGCGGAAACTGGCGGCAAGTTCGCGACCGAGTTGTTGACGGGCGCCACCGATGCGATTCCCGAAGTGAACAAAATGTTCAAGGATTTGTCGGACTTGGCGGACAAGGCTGGTGCCTCGGCGGGTAAGGCGTTCTTCAAGATTGGTGATGAGGTCGGCGCCGACTTTATGAAGGCGTTGGCTGAACGCGCCAATGACGCCTCCAAGTTTGCGGAGACGGTGAAGCGCTTGATTGCTATGGGGTTGTCGCCGAACAACATTCGCATGGTGTTGGAGGCTGGTTTGGAGGCGGGAAGCAAGATTGCGGCGGCGATTGAGTTGGGCGGCGGTGAGACCATCAAACAAATGAACGAGTTTGAGTCGTCGCTCCGAGGACAAGCGGAAAACCTCGGAACCTTCCTCAACGACACTTTCTACAAGGCTGGTTTTGAGTTGGCGAAGAAGATTGTGGAGGGTATCAAGGACAAGATTGAGAAGTTGGAGGAGGAAATCGCCGATGCGACCATTGACCAGTTGAAGGCGGTTCTGGCTCGCATCAAAGGTGAGTTTGATGCCGCTTTGGCTGGACTGCCAATCAAGCCCGCGGATGTATCAGGCACGGGTGGCGGCGGCGGTACGACTGGTGGCGCAACCACTGGTGGCGCAACCACTGGTGGCGCAACCACGCCAGTCCGACCGATTGAAGCGCTCGCGGCAAGGGCAGTTCAAGCATCGGCGGCTGGCAATACCGCCCTTGCTTCAAGGATTAGTGAGTTCGTGGCGGAGCACCCAAACGCTGGAATCAGAAAGATTGAAAAAGAGTTCCCGAAGATTGCCGCGAAAATCGCACAGGCAAACGCCATCGCAACACTTGGTGGCGGCGGTGGTGGAATCAGTGGGAGTCTGACTGAGATGACCATGCTCGCCAAAGGCGGAATCGTGACCAGACCGACGCTTGGCATGGTCGGCGAGGCGGGTCCAGAAGCGGTCATCCCGTTGAATCGGATGGGCAAGATGGGCGAGTCCACGGTTATCAACTTGACGGTGAACGCGGGTATGGGTGCTGACGGCAAGACGATTGGTGATGCGATTGTCAACGAACTGAAACGGTGGTCTCGTAAGAACGGCGCTCTACCAGTCACAACCGTATGAGCAAACTCATGCCGTGGGGCGGCACCTACAAGGTGACCGCAGAAATCGGATTCATCGCGGGCATGGAGTTGGATGCTACTGACGGCTACGGCACCCTTGACGACCCGCTCTGCGCCCTGTATGACAGTGGTGTCGGCGTGGACATCACCGAGGATGTCCAAGAAATCAACATCACCCGCGGACGCCAAACCCAGTTGGATGAGTTTTCCGCCGCTACATGCAGTGTGGTGCTCTACGACCAAGCCAGAAAATACGACCCAGTCAACACCGACTCGCCGTACTACAACACCACCGAGGGCACTTCTGGCGTCACCATCCGCCGTCAAATCAAAGTGTTCTACGGCGACACCCCACTTTTCACGGGTCGCATCACCGACATAGATGTTGAGTTTCAGCCGACCTCAACACCAATCTCTCGGTCAACGGTCACGATTGAAGCATCGGACGATTTCGTGTTGTTTGCCAACGCCCGCATAGAGGAGTTCAACCCCACCGCCCAACTTGGCGGTGCCAGAATCAGTACCCTGTTGGCTCTACCAGAGGTCAACTACACCGATGCGACCGACCTAGCGACGGGAACCATCACGCTTGACACCGAAACAATCCCCGACCAAACCGTTTTGCTTGACTACATGCAAGACATCGCGGCAACCGAACAGGGCTACCTGTTCCTCAAAGGAGACGGCGTGCTCCGTTTCTCCAACCGTCTCGGCACCGTCATCGTGACCTCACCGTTCTTTTTCTCGGATGACGGCACTGGAGACGCCGATTACGAGACCCTGTCGGTGATGTACGGACAGGAACAGTTGTACAACCGTGTCGTCTGCACCCCGATTGACTCAACCAATCCTGGCATCGCCAACGATGCCGCAAGCCAAGCCGACTACGGAGTGTCGGCTTTGCATCTCAGTGGTTTGCTTTGCTCCGACGCCGACGCCCAAATCATGGCGGACTATCTGTTACCCCTCTACAGTCAACCCCAGTACAGATTTGATTCTGTGTCGGTGTCGTTTGCTGGTGCCAAGGTGTCCGTCCCAACCCAAGAACTCATCATCGCCTTGGATTTGTCGTCGGTCATCAAGGTCAAGAAGTCGTTTGCCATCGGCACCCCGACGAGCATCACCCAAAGCCTTTCGGTAGAGGGCATCAGCCACACCATAACCCCCACCGCTCACAACATTGTTTTCCGTACCGCCGTCCGCGAAATCGCGTTCCCGTGGACGCTGGACGACGCCACTTTAGGTAAGTTGACCAGCGGTAATGCAGTAACATAGCGCCTCTATGGCTGGAGCAGGCGCGTATCTTTGGGAAGCGGGCGAGGTTGTTACCGCCGCGAATCTTCAGCAGTATGTCCAAGACCAAGTAGTTGCCGTCTATGCAAACAGCACGGCTCGTGATGCGGCATACGGCGGTGCGGGCGAGCCGACCTTGGCGGAAGGGATGCTTTGCTACCTCGCGGACTCCGACACCCTTCAGTATTATTCAGGTTCTTCATGGGTGAACTTCATCGTGCCAGTGACCTTCAATGCGAAGGGCGACCTGCTCACCGCAACTGCGGATAATGCGCCGACGATTCTTTCGCTCGGCACAAACGGATTCGTGCTTACCGTGGATACTTCCACGGCTACAGGACTCACTTGGGCGGCAACGGCAGTGGGTGGCGCAGACATTATTGAAGTTCAAGTGTTCAGTTAGGAGTTCACAATGGCAACATTTGCAAAGAGAAAACTTGAGTCATCCACGGATGGTCGGGGCATCAAGGTTGCCGCCACCGCTACGGCTGGCACGACGATTCACACAGGCGATACGACTGCTACGACCTTTGATGAGGTGTGGCTGTATGCGATGAACACTTCAGCATCGTCGGTGAAACTGACGATTGAGTGGGGTGGCACGACTTCACCTGACGACTTGATTGAACTCACCGTTCAGCCAGAAGCAGGACTTGTGACGGTATCTCCAGGTCTTGTCCTGAAAGGCAATGCCACTGCGCTCGTCATTCGTGCGTTTGCGGCAACGGCGAATGTCATCACCATTCACGGATTCGTGAACCGAATCACGGCGTAACCGATGGCTACGGCTCGCCGCCAACTTGGGTATGTGTCGTCACTGACGACGCAGACCGTTCCTGTTTCGCCACAGACGCTGAGCGTTGAGTTCTTGCTAGTCGGTGGTGGCGGTGGCGGCGGCGGTGGCGGTTTCGGTGCCGCGGCTGGTGGCGGCGGTGCTGGTGGCTTCGTTACAGGCTCAGGAATAATCGGCAAGACGACCTACACGGTCAAAGTTGGTGCGGCGGGAAGCGGTGGTGCGGCTCGTAAGAACGGCTTGAACGGAACTGCGTCATCGTTCATTAGTTCTGCCAATGGCGGTGGTGGTGGTGGTCTCAGCAGCGTAGATAACGGTCGTGGCGGTCAGGGTCAGGTCGGCGGTTCGGGCGGCGGCGGTGGTGGCGGTTTTGCGGCTAATGCTTCTGCTGGCGCAGGCGTTTCAGGTGAAGGGAACAACGGTGGAACGAGCGACAATAACACGAGCAACGCTGGCGGTGGTGGCGGTGCTGGCGGCGGCGGTGGGAATGGGTCTAGCACGACAGGTGGTGCTGGCGGTGCGGCATCAACGAATAACTACACAGGTTCTTCTATCTCGTATTCTGGCGGCGGTGGTGCTGGCGGCTCTAGTACGGGTGGAACCGCTGGAACGAATGCTGGGAATGGTGGTAGCAACGCTTCTGGCTCTGACGCAATAGCAAATCGTGGCGGCGGTGGCGGTGGAACTGGTACTCCAGACCCTAGCACGGGCGGCAACGGCGGAAGCGGTCAAGTAGTCATTCGTTATCTCACCGCAGACGCAACAGGTTTGACGGTGAGCGCATCGGGCGCAACATCAGCGACACCACTTGATGCTGGCGGCGGCTACTCATACTTTCAGTTCAACGGCTCAGGAAGTTTGACGGTGGCGTAATGGCACACTTCGCAAAGATAGAGAACGGCGTAGTCCGTGAAGTCATCGTGGTTGGCAACGACAATGCACCAACCGAAGCCGCAGGCAAGGCGTTTATCGCATCCATCGGATTGTCTGGCGAGTGGGTACAGACTTCGTACAACTCAAATCCGATTGAAGGTCAAGACAGAGGCAAGTACGCAGGTATCGGTGACATTTGGAATGGTGAACAGTTCGTGAGTGGGGTGGCGGAATGACTCGTTCTTATCTCGGCTATGTGTCATCGCAGACGACTGCGTTGGTCAATAGCGGTGTAACGGAATACGGTGTCGCTTCTGGTGGTACTGAATCAGACATCACTGTCGGTGAAGTGAACTACAGGTTGCACACGTTCACTGGTGACGGTACTCTGACGGTTTCTAAGGCTGGGCTGTTTGATGTGTTGTGTATCGCAGGCGGAGGCGGTGGCGCAAGCGGTGGCGGTGGCGGCGGGTCGGGCGGTGGTGGTGGTGGCGGTTTCGCTCAACAAACTATTTACCTTGATGCGAACGCATCGGTGACGGTTGGTGCTGGCGGTGCGGCTGCGACTGCTGCGGTTGCAGGGCCTGGTCAAATCGGTTCGCCGTCTGTTGTTTCAGCGTTTGCGGCGGTAGGTGGCGGTGGTGGTGGTGACGGTAATAACAGCCCCAACGGCACTCCAAGCCGTGGCGGTTCGGGTGGTGGGCGTGGCTCTGCGAGCACCAGCGCAGGCGGCGCAGGTACGACAGGGCAGGGCAACGCAGGTGGCGCAGGCGCAGGTTCGGGTGCATCAAACGGTGGCGGCGGTGGCGGCGGGTCGGGTGCGGCTGGCTCTAACGGTAGCGGAACGACAGGTGGTGCAGGCGGCAACGGAACATCACTCAGCACATTTACTGGCGGCACGAACACCGCCACGAAGAGCGCAGGCGGTGGCGGTGGCGGTCTCACGGGTGGCGCAGGCGGTTCGTCAGGTGTCGGCGGTGCGGGAACTTACACAGGCACGGCAGGTTCAGCGTCAGCGAACACAGGCTCAGGCGGCGGCGGTGGCGGTTATCAGGCTGGTAGTGAACTGTATGGCACACCAGGCTCAGGCGGTTCAGGCATCGTCTGCATTCGTCGTCGTACTGGTTACGGAACTATCGGCACGGATGGATACGGAACTGCGACTGGTGGTACTGCTACGACGATTACAGCGGGTGGTTCTTCTTACAAGTTGCTCACCTTCACATCATCAGGCACTCTGACGGTGACGAAGGCTGGGTTGTTTGATGTTCTTCTTATTGGCGCAGGTGCAGGTGGCGGCGAAAACAATGTCACAGCGTTTATGGGCGGTGGTGGTGGCGGCGGTACGGTCACTCAAACGATTTACCTTGATGCGAACGCAACCGTGACGGTTGGTGCTGGTGGCGCAGTTCAGACGAATGGTGGTGTATCTGGCATTGGTACTTTGGCAAATCGCCCGATTACTGCCGTGGGCGGTGGCGGCGGTGCTGGTATGCGTTATGTAAGCGGTGGGGCAGGTGACCACGGTTGTGGGTATGTTGGCGGTTGTGGTGGTGGTGGAAGCACCACAGACAATCGTGCGACAGGTAGGCAGGGTCAGCAAGGTGGAAATGGTGGCGACGCAGGCGGTTTCAATACTAGTTTCGGCGGCGGCGGCGGCGGCGGCGGTAGCGGCAACGGTTCTAACGGCGCAGGTTCATCTGTTGGTGGTACGGGTGGCACAGGTTATGATGCGTCATCGTTCCGTGGTGAGAGCGCAGGAACAACACGCTACGCAGGCGGTGGTGCTGGCGGTGGCACATCTGGAACAGGCGGTTCGGGTGGTGGCGGCAATGTTGCCACAAACGGTTCAACAAACACAGGCGGCGGTGGCGGCGGAAACAATGTTTCTAACACAAACAGCGCAGGTCAGGGCGGAAGCGGCATCGTGCTAGTCAGGTTCAAGGTGTAATCGTGGCACACTTCGCAAGAGTTGAGAACGGCATCGTGCGTGAGGTCATCGTCGTAGGCAACGACGACTGCGCTGGTGGCGACTTCCCTGAGAGTGAAGCGGCAGGTCAGGCGTTCATCGCAAGCATCGGACTATCGGGCGAGTGGCGGCAGACTTCGTACAACCACAACTTCCGTTCTAAGTACGCAGGTATCGGTTTCACCTATGATGCGGTGAACGATGTATTCGTCGCACCGACAGTTGAGGAGGAGTAATGGCACACTTTGCATGGCTAGACCAAGACAACAAGGTTTATCAAGTGTCGGTGGTGAACAACTCCGACATCA